CACTTCCAATACCAGAACTTACAAATGTATGATTATAATCACCACCACTAATAACAGCAGCAGGATCTGAACCAACATATCTGTGAGCATAAGAACCGCCTGCAACTATAGCACCAGAAGTAGCAGATACGAATTGATGAACAAACTGATCTCCATTAGCAGCATATCCTACATCAATTGCAATGTCTCCATCATTATGTGTAAGTCCATTAGCAAGTGCGCTGACAAAGGTATGAACACCTGTATTAGTAGAAGGTGCTACAGGAAGAACATTAACTCTAAATGTATTTGTAGATACATTAGAAACTGTTATCCACTGATTAGCAATAGTATCTGATTTTCTAGGATAAGTATGTGAAGTAGCATGATTATCCTTATCACAAGTAAATGTTAATGAATTAGGTGCAAATTTAACTTTATCACCATTAGAGATTCCATGACTAGGAGAAGTCACTGTCATAATACCAGTATTAGGATTATAAACTGCATTTGTTATAGTTTTCTTAGAACCATCCTTAGTAATCTCAACTGCAGTATGATATGCAGAATCTTGTCCTCTTGGATAATAATGAGTAGATGCTCCATTATCCAATCCACAAGTAAATGCTAATCCAGTAAAGATGACAACACTCTTCTGACCACTAGTTGATAATCCATGACCCACAGCAGTCGTAACTGTCATAATACCAGAAATATTATCATACACTGCAGTATGAATACCAATTCTAGGTGAGTAATCACAAGTAAAAGCAATACCAGAAAGTGTTACTTCATCACCTACTGATAATCCATGATTAGTTTGAGTTGTTATGGTAGAAATACCAGTAACTGAACTATATCCAACATTTGCAACTTTTCTAGGTGAATAGAAAATATGATCTGCATTAGTAACAGCAATTCCTGTAATATGTCCAGTTGTAATTTGTGCTGTTCCTATTCCAATTACATTTGTTCCAACACGACTTAAAGTTTGTATACCAACATTAACTGTCTGAATACCTGCTCTGTAACCAGAACCAGTATTGCCAATACTAATAGACTTGATAGTACCACCAGCAGCAACAGTAACTGTTCCACCTGCAGCAACTAAAGGTTGGTATCCAAAACCTTCACTAGATCCAACAGAAACAATAATTCCACCTTTCGGAAGATTTCCAACATTTACATCTGAAGTAGAACTTCCAGTACCAGTAAATGAAATTGTTGTTACACCAACAGTAGCATCTTCTGTTATTGTGTATTCGTTAGTTGTACCTGAAGTTTGGAATACATCATTAATAAGAACAATTGCAGTATCAGTAACAATTCCAGAAATATTAGAAGAACCAGATTTTAAAGTAAATTCAGATCTTTGTCCATTAAACTCACCAGAAATACTATCAAAAATATAATTTCTCCAATATGGTTCATTTGCAGTATCTGGAACACCAGAACGCATAAATGTTCTTCCTTCAAAACTAGATCCAGTAGCAATTCCTACCCAATCCCTTGAATCTGGTCTATTTGTAGAAGTACTTAAAGGAACATTACCATAAGGTGCTTCCACAAAGTTTATTGTATTATCAACAATATTATAATTACCATCAACTTTAGTAATTAGAGTTCCTGTACCATATCCAGCTAAAGCAGTTCCCGCCCAAGGTCTTTTAACCTTAATAAGATTATCATTTCCACCTTGACCCATAGCATCAATTCTTAATATTTCATTACCAATCTTAATTAAGTCACCACCATAGAATGACGTAATTCCAGCAAATTCAATATTATCATCAGTAGTAAATACTTGATCTGCTGTATGTGTTGTTACGGCAGTTGAAACAATCGGAGATTGAAGAATATTATCTATCGATATTAATGCTTTTTTGTTCTGATTAACAGCATTAAAACAATGAGAAGTTCCAATACCTACACTTGTGATATCAACGACCTCTGGGACGGTCTGAAGTGCCTTAGAGACACTTTCTGCAAGTTTAATGGTTTCATCATCAATCTTAACTGCATATACTGTACTTGGTAATAAAGTAGTTGTACCAATTCCAGCAAATCCATCGGTACTAGCAATTCCAAGTGACATTGTATAACCAGTACCAGGATTGGTATATACAAGTTCTTCACCAGTAACAAAGAAATGATTTGGAAGATTGATAGTATTATTAGTAGTATCAACTATACCAGAACTACTACCATCAAATGGTTTTCTAAAGATTGGATCAGTTTTATGTGATAATCCAAATGCTCTCAATACAGCAGATTCTGTTCCTTCATACTCACCAAATCCACTTTCTATAACTCCATTATTAAGATCAATATTATCCTTTGTATCATCCTGTATTCTTATAGCATTCATATACACATTTACTTGTGCATTAATACTTGCGACAGGAGTAAAGAGTAATGAAACAGTTCCTGCAGAAGATACTTTAGATCCAAAAGTTCCTAATCCAGATGGAGAAACTCCAGAAGATACATTACCAAATTCTACATCATATGTTTCTGTCGTAGATCCATCAACATAATCAGTAACTACTGCAAATTCAAACATAGAATAAACTTGGTTTGTTGCATCAGTAACTTGAATAGTTCCATAAGCAGATTCATAATCTGAAGGATATTCACCAATAGTAGTAATTCCTGGTGATGAAGAAGAATCAATTGAAGTTGTTTTAGATTCTATCCTTGCATGTTTAAGATCAACTGTTCCAATACCCGTAGAAGTAGAATCTGCCATACCAACAACAATAGTATTAATAACACCAGTTGTTCCTATACCCACACTAGAATTAGCAATAAAATCAACCTTTAAAGTAGACCCATCAATATAACCACGATAAGTACCCAATCCACCAATTGATTCTGGAGTAGTAACAGTTGTCAATCTACCATACTCCATTATATCAACTTCATCATCATTATGGATAATATTCAATTGATTATATTCATGTTCATTACCACTAATATCAGGATTGATATTAATTATTACTTTGGCAGACCTGTAAGTGCTTGCAATACCAACAATTGTTGTTGTTCCTATTCCAGTTCCTATTGCAATACTTTCAGAATCAACCAAAGAAGGACCAATAACAGTACTACCAGTACTTAATAAATTATCATCTAAATTGTAAGAAAGACTAGCAACAAAATAGTCATTAACAGAATATTTTACAGGATAGAAGTTTAATTGACCTTCACTACCAGAAATAGCGAAATCAAAATCTCCCTGATCATAAACAGATTCAACTCTTCCATATTGATTGATATATCCTCTAACATTATCATGAATAATATCAACGATCATCAATTGTCTTTGAGCACCAAATCTCTTATCCCTTACATAAGTAATATACTTTAATGCTCTTCTTTCTGATAAAGTAAATCTACTAACAGTAGAGAATCGTGTAGCTCTAGGATTACTATTAAAAGTACCACTAAAATCATCTATAGATACTACTCTATTTCCAACAGATTCAGAATAATCTTTTAGAATTCTACTTGAAAAAGTTATTTCGTCAGAAACAGAATCATCAACATTAATATCAAAAGAGTTTTCAGTTACTAAATCAAAATCATATACACAATTTAAATTACCAATACCGTAAAGATCATTAACTACAGAAACATCAGATAATTCTGTAGATAATCCAACCCTAGCAGAAGCAGTTGATTCTAATTGATAATTAGAGAATTTTTTAAACCCTAATGTATGATTTAAAGTAGAAACTGGATCATCCCATGTCTCCATATCAACTTTAGAACTTATTGAATAAGAAAGATTTTGATAATAATCACTATCCTGTATTCTTTGAATATGTGTATTAAAGAATCCAGAATCAGTCTCCCATCCTTTTTCAACTCTTGAAGTTGCATTTAATTTAATGTAAGAATCAAAAGTTTTTATAGAAGAAGCAAGTCCTTGAGTACCTGAAGTTAATCCTTTTATAATATCATTACTTACAAACCCATCTGTATTAGTAACCCTTAAAATACCAGTATTTGGATTCCAATTTTCAACATTTCCTCTAGTGCTACTAATAGATCCAGTAACTATCTCATTTTTTGAAAAATCATTAGGTTTTAACTTAATATCAAATGTGGGCATAAATTTCTTTGGAACAATTCTTCCAGAAGAATTAATAAAATCAAATGATCCTGCAGATAGACCAGGTGCTAATCCAGTAAAGTAATTGGAAAGGTTATATGTAACAGTACCAATACCTCCATAATTTTGATCAACTGCTGTTATACTAAACAGTTTATAATCATAATCTTTAGAATTATATCCCCTTGCAGTTGTACCAACACCTACACTAACACCTTCTATAAAGACCTCATCACCAACAGCAATTGGAAATGTATCAGCAGTACTAAATCCCACAGATAATTGTACTGTTACATCATAATTTTCAGTATTAAATCCAACAGTAGCTATTCCAATACCATTACTATTCTTATCTGTAATAATTGTAGGTGGTGTATTGCTAATACCTTTAGTATTCTTTAAAATTTCTATTTTTGGATTTCCTAATGTATATTTTAGATCAGCATCTAAAACTGGTTTATCAGTTTTTCCATCAATAAGAATTAAATCTGGTGCAGAAATATAACCTCTTCCAAAAGAAGTTATTCCAATAGATTCAATAGACATTAAAGAATCTATTTTGATAATCTGAGGTAAAGCTGCATCAGGTTTTATAGTTGTATCTGATGGGAAATCATATCCAATATCTTTAACTTTTAATTTTTTAATTTTTCCAATTGAAGTACTCTTTGCTTCAATAATAGCACCACTACCAACTTCAGTATTGATTGTAGAAATACCAGGAAGATTATAATAATTTGTACCACGATTGTTTATTTCAAAATCTGCAATTGCACCATATGCAGTTGGACTATCAGTTTCATAAGATACAAACGATGTAGTGGCATATGAAGTTCTTTCAGGAGCATTTTTCAATGTATATGAGAACTGATTAGTTGCACCTATTGTTACTACTTGTTTACCACTATAAAGACTATCACTAAGTTGTATTTCATTTCCAGATAAAACACCAGTATCTACCTCTATTTCTTTTTTAATAAGTGGTAATGTGCTTTCAAAAACAGGATCTAAATGATAGTAAAGTATTTCTGGAATATCATTAGTAACAAATAAAGATACTTTTGCATTTGTAGATACTCCTGCAGTTCCAGTTCTTTTAACATTAAATGTAGTAGATAAAGAAGAAGTATCCCATTGTTTTGTTAAATTTTTATCAGCATAAAAATTCAATACAAAAGCTGGATAATTTGTAGACTGTGCAAAATATCCTAAAGAAGCATCAGAAAGATCAAATTCAACAGTAGAGTTTTTATATACTTTAATTGGTGGATTGATAGGATTTATTGTTCCCGTAGAAGTACTAGTAATTCCTATTACATCGGGTTTTGGTTCATTGGCAGCATAATCTGTATTAGTTAATTTAAAAGTATTTGTATCAACTTTTACAATATAATAAATTCCATTATCATCTAAACCACCAACAGGAGTAGATGCGGTATGAATAATTTTATCTCCCGTTTCATATCCATGATCATTAATTGTAAATGAATTTGTTGTAGTATTAACTCCAGCAGCAGTAAATGATTTTGGATCAATTACCATTCTTCTATTATAATCATTATACTTAACACTAACTGTTGTTGTGAGGCCAGAAACAACATTCATGTAAACATTTTCATAATTTAATAAACCATGAGTTTCGCCAGTTGAAACTGTAGCAGTGACTTTACGAATTTCTCCAGTAATTACATCATAATTAGTCTTAAAGCTATGATAAACACCAGTACCCACTCCAGAGAAGAATACTGTTGTACTATCCCTCTGTGTGCTTGCAATGCCCACAAAAGTACCTGTAGTACCTAAACCTACCTTACATGTAGATATACCTAATAAGTCTTCAGAAATAGCAGCAGCAAAAACAGTTTGCCCATCTATTAATGTAGATATACCAGTATTAGCAGCAGCACCATCTTCTCTAATATTAAGACCTTCTCCTTGGTTTGGAGAATATGTTAATTTATCACCTGTCTTTAATCCATGATCAGGAAGATAAATTGCTTTTGTTTGAATAAATTTTTGAGTTATTCCAATTCCAGGATTGCTGAATACAATTGTAGTGCCAATACCAACTCCAGATCTTGTACCTAAACCAACAGAATCAACAGGATTAAAATAAATTTGTTGATTTACTCTATATTCATATTCTGAAGTAAATCCAGAATTAATAGTAAGTCTTCTAGGTTCTTCAAGAATTTCAGAAGTTACTGTATGAGAAACTCCTGTAACACCATTAGCAGCTCTAAGAACTCTAATTCTAGAAAGAAGAGGTTCTACATTTAATAGTTTTAAAGTTTCTGTTCCAATTCCAAGAATATCATTAGATTGAAGTTTTGATAAATCTCCACGAACATCAATATGAGTTACTATACCTGTAGCACCATCAGTACCAATAGCAACAGCAGTAGTTCCCACTCCAGTTACAGTAAGTTTAGTGGAAGTAATACCAGCATTATAAACACCTCCAATTTCCGAAGAAGTAGTAGATAATCCAGTAACTGTAATAATATCTCTACTAATCCACTGATGAGGTTCTGTAGAAACAATACTATAAATTCCTTTCTGATCTGACGGATATATTTCAACATTTGTTATGCTACTAGTAGCAGCACTTACACTACTTACAGATTTACCTAAAAGTTTTGAAACTTTAGCAACCGCATCCCGACCTCTAGTACCAGTATTATTAAATATTACTTTATCACCAATCTGATAATTCTTACCACCTGTTTCAATTCCAATACTTTCTAAAACACCAGGTTGAGTTCCTAGAACATCAATAGTCTGAGATAAGTTATTTGGAAGAGGCATATATGGATAATATGCTTTATTATCATAAATCAAGTTATAAGGACTAGTATTTCTACACCATTTAGTATTTTCTAAATTATAATCATCTTGATTTGAGGATGTTAATAAATTAAAATCATTTGGAGTTGAATAATAATTTTTACCTATTAAGTAAGGAAAAACTGGTAATTTGAACGTATTAAATTGCCCACCTTGTTCAGCACCAGAGTCATCAATAGTAGTGAAGTAAGCATAAGTTCCACTTGGGAATTGTGGAGTTACACAGAATCTTCCATTATTCTCATCTAAAACAGTTTCATCACTTACTGCTTTATATGTAAAATCATCAGTAAAAAATCCAGCAGGGAAAATATTTAATGGTGGTCTATTTTCTTTAATTGAAGCTTCTTCAACATAACCAGATTTCATCTGAGTTACTGTACCACCTGCTTTCTTTATATAACCATAAGGTCCATATATTGGGTTTCCATCATATGCCCAACCAATTATTGGAGAGTGATTATCTGATGGAAGTTCTTGTCCGTTAATTTTTCTTAGATCAGGTTCACCATATAAAGATTGACCTTCTTGATTAGTGGAATAAACAGTTTGTCTTAATTTTCTAGGAGCATATAAATGATTGTATTGTAATTCAATATTACCATCCTTTATAATTCCATCATCATCAGTAATTTGTTGAGTTTGATAATATTTTTCAAATAAATTAACTGTCCATTTTTGAATATTAGAACGAGTTTTGCAATCAGATCCAGAATTTATAACATCTATGGATGTATTATCTTTAGAATATCCAGCTCCTTCATGGATCACATTAACAGTATCTAAAACATAATTAATAGTCGTTCCTATTCCTACTGATGATGCATTGCCATTAAGATCAACCACTTTTAAAATAGGTGTTATAACAGCACCCACTCCATCACCACTTATCTGTAAGTTTGGAGGAGAATTATAATTAGTACCTTTATTCTCTACAATAACATCAATAATATTTCCATTACTACCAACAATTGGTGTTAATTGTGCATCAGATCCAGATAATAAAGTTACTTCTGGTTCTCTAACAAAATTGATAATTTCAGACGCACCATAACCAACACCATTATTTGATAAATGAATAGATGTTATTTCTCCCCTGATTATAGGTTGAACTTTAAGTTCAAAAGTATCAGACCCTACTGAATTAATACCAACATCTCCAGTAATACTTACACTAATGTCTTGATAGTTAAAAGTATGAGTTCCAACTCCAATAGAAGTAAGAGGTCTATACTGCTCAGTCTTATAATAGAAATCACTAGATGTGGTTCCTACTCCAACACTTGAAAGTTTGAAATTATCATCATCTACTTTAGTTACATAAAAATCAGTAGCAGTAGTAAGTCCTGCTATAGGTGTTCCATCACAACTATATCTAACAATTTCTCCAGATTTATAATCGTGATTTTCAATTTTTATAGAATTTAAAGCAGTGTTTATACCTGAAGATCCAGTAGTTCTTTTTTTATTTTGATATCCACTTCCACCAGAAATTATATTGATAGATTCAACTATTGATTTTTTATTAACAGCTTTTATAAAGTGTTTACCTACTCCTTTAGATGTTAAGGCAATAGTATTAATACCTGCAAGAGCACCTGCTTCATCTTTATGAAGTCTAATTGTTGTTCCTCCAGTACCAACAAGAGCAGCAAAGTAAGTTGAACTAGTAGTTAATCCACCAACAACCTCTTGATTATTTGTAACGTATATAACTTCTTCTGCATTTTTTAATTTATGATATGTGGTAAATCCAATTGTGGAAGGTAATGAAGAATCTGTCTCCAAACCTATTCTAGGAGAATCTGATTCAAAAGAAGCAGAATGCTCTATAGATTCCATATTTACAGAAACACGAGCACCTGATCCATTACCACCAGTAATTTTTACTGTAGGTGTTTCTTGATAATCAAATCCTGTATCAATAATTCTAATATCTCTTAATTCTCCTTCTACAGCAACGTATCCAGTTGCCCCAGTTCCAACAGAATCTTTAATATGTAAGAATGGTGGATTAATTACATCATAATCTCTTCCACCAGCAAGAACATCTATACCATTAAGTTTTCCATAATGAACCTGATCAAAAGATTTATAATTTAATATCTCTACACCATTTACCAATATACCAGTATGACCAGGTGTAGTTTCGTATAATGTACCTGTATTATCTGGTGGACATACTTCTCTTAATATTTTTTGAGAAATTAAAGTTTTATTATTAAATTTAAATGGTGATATTTTATTATCAGTTACAATACCAGTTCTTGATCCGTCATTATCAATATTAATAAATTTTCCATTATAAAGATCTGAACCACTTTTTGCAAATTTAAGTGTTGTTTCATTTACTCTTTTTACAAAATAAAGACCTTCATCCATTAAAGATGATTTAATAACAAAATTGTCTATAGATGTTCCACTAGTAGGATCTACATATGCATCATTAATTATTTGTGGAGTGTAATAAATTGCATCACCAGTATAGAACCCATGATCAAAAATAGGAACTCCAGATGGAGTTGTTGTTGCATTTGTTATGACTTTATATTCATCACCACTAAAACTTCCACTAAAAATAATTTTCCCATCATTAACACCTAATGATTGAGATCCATATGTTGGAATAGATGAAGAAGCTATAAGTAATTTTTCAGTATTCTTTTCTTTATATACATTTTGTATATTTGTAGAATATGCAGAAGCTTCTGGAAAATTTATAGCATTTGCTTTTAAAATTTGCCTTTCTATTGTATAATTTAAAGACCTATTAATCTCACCTTGACCCTTTATAACAAAAGATTTTGAAGATGTTAATTGTGTTATATCAGATACTGGTAAGTTTCTACCATCACTACCAACTAGAATAGCAACGGACTTATCTCCAACTTTAAAATCATGATCAGTTGTTAAAGTTATTTCATAAGTAAAATCTGATATATCTTTAATATCAATTTTTTCAACCTGATATACAGGAGCAATATTATAAAACCATTCCTTTAATTTAAATCCAGTATCACCAATCCCTAAAGTTTTTATTTTTACAGTATCACCTTTTTCAAAAAGACAATTAGTATTCTCATAATCAAGAGTGTCTATAACTGATGTAATTCTTACTTCAACTGTTTCGTCAAAATCTACAACAGATTTTCCATATGCAAAGGTATTAATGCCAATAGTTTCACCACTTAAAATAGTTTTTCCAATTCCAGTAAGTCCAAAGAATTGAGTTAAACTTTTTGATGTATATGAACTAACACCTACAGTATTATCAATATATTTAAAATATAATTCTCCAGTAGATCCAAACCCAACTGTTGAGTCTACATCAACAACGGTAATACCTGCACCCACCTCTCCAATAACTCTTGTTCTAGGAGGTGTGACAAAAGTTCCATATGTAGAACCTTCCACTCTAGAATCTCTATTAAACCCTGCATCAATACTTAATTTATAAAATGTAGTTCCTGCACTAACATTAATAGGTTCAACATGAGTTATGGGAGCATATGCTTTCTCAATATTTTCTCCTTTATATGCATCTTGATATAATGTAGATAACTCAAGATTCATTGGATCACCAGATATTGGTTCTACAACAAAATCTCTTGTTATTTTGTAATTTGCATTGGATGGTGTAAAAAGAAACTCAGATGGTCTTATAATTTTTACATTCTCATTATATAAAGATTTAAATAAAATTTCAAAACCTCTATCAGTTCCTTTACTTAGATAAAAGTCTTTTGATTGTTTTATAAAAATATTTTGATCTAAATCTGAAGATAATTTTCTTGATTCAAATCCAGGAGTAAGTTGATGCTTAGTTTTAACTAAAAATTCTTTAAGAAAAAGAGAACTGAGATTTTGTATAGAATCTCCCTTATCATGCTCTTGTGCAGATGTAGATTCAAATACTAATTCTTCAGGATTTATATCACTTTGATACGAACTAACACCAACAAAACCTCTAACACATCCAGTAAATGCAAAAGTAGTTATTCCAGTATAAGTAATAATTTCATCATTAATTTTTAACAAACCATAAGAATCTGGAAATCCCAATGTTCCTGTGGGATTCTTTTTCATATCAACTTCAATAGTATCATTAACAACACCTATGGAAGCACCTAATCCAACATATTCAGTAAGACCAACCTGTTCACTAACCTTTGTATATTGATCAATATTCTGAACCAAATCAATTGGTCCACCTTGATATTCTTGCCCTTGATAATATGATTTTAAAAATTCAGCAACCAATGGATAGTCAGATCTGACATATCCAGGAAGCTGATTTTGAACAACGTTATTAAACTGAATTCTTTTTGTAGACATTTTATAGTTTTTCTATCTTAGTAGGATGTAGTTGATGTAGTTGTAGTAGGAGTTATAGCCGTTCCTCCTGCTGTAGCAGTAACATTACGTCCACCAGGACGTACTAAACTGCCATTTGCATAACTTGAAGAAGTAATGTAATTAGAACCAGAAGGATCTAATCCAGAAGCAATTTCATCAACAACCATTTCAAAGTTACTGTTATTAATATCTAGCTGTAAATAAAGATCCTGTAATCCAATAACATCATTAGAAAGAGGACATGCTGATATTTCAATAACAGTTTGACCATCTTTAATCATTCCAGATTGTATGTTAATTGGATTAAGAGTAACAACTCCATTTTTATAATCAATAGTTCCGACATTTCTTCTCAAAATAGTAGGAGATGTTGAATCTATTGAAGGAACAGAAAATAAGAATAAAGATCCATTCAATTTATTTGTATTAGGAATATCTGCAATATAAACATCATCTAATATTCCAGCTATTCTAAATGCAGATGATTTAATATTATAACCACTCATTCTTTTAATATAAAATTCATTACCAAAACCAATCGAATATTCTGCAAAAGAATTCAATACAACTCTCAAATCTCTTCTCATATTAACTGTTGTAATATTGGAAGTTACAGATTCATTACTATTATCAATAATGGATAAAAACTTACTATATTTAAACCTAGCACCATACTTATTCATTTCTGTCGATTCTGCATACTTATTAGCATTATTTTGAATAAGACTAGAAACAGATTCTGCAGATTCTGCAAGATTTGAGTTAAAATATATTTTTGAATCAACTTCAAGGTAAAGATACTTCAAATCAAGTATTTCAGGAACAATTCCTGCTACTGCATACTTTTTCAATTTTAATTTTAACTGTTCTTTGACCAAATTTGGAAGAAAATCACCCGTTTTTGGTTTTATACTGATAAAAACCTTTCCATATTGGGGTGGAATAAGATCTTCACCTCCAAAAACAGAAATTGACTCTGTTTCAGGGTAAATTTTCGCTGGAATTAGTGATTCATAGTCATTTGCAGTAATTGCTCTATTTTGTGAAGCATAAATTCGTGGAGCAAACTTTCTAACTGACTCTACAGACTCAATTGTCTCTCCACCCGAAGCAGTTATGCCAGTTGTAAGCAAAGAGATGCCAGTTGTAACATTATAAGTGTTTGCATTACGTGTATATTGAATTCTTCCAGAAAAATTGAAAGAACTTACTCCATTTGCAGCATCACCATTAGAAGTTATGTAATTAATTGTTATAAAATTACCATCTTCGAGTGCTTTTCCAAAAATTCCATCTCCAAAAAATATTTCATATCTTTCATCTTCAATTTCTTGTAAAAAATAAACTTTTGAGTCAGATTTTACGTCAAAAAGACTATCTTGTGAACTATATTTCGTTTCTGTTGCTGAAGCTTCAGTTGGATTCACTGTAACTGCAATTAAATCAGTATCAACACCAATATTTGGTAAAATAAATTTCTGATTTGGTATTCTTGCCGAATATGTATATGTTTGAGTTAATAAAGTCCCTTCATAAACCTCAACGTCATCAAAAGTTGCAATTCCATTTATTACAGGAACAGTAATATCACTTAAAATTGAGAAAATAAAGGATTGACCACCAAATGTACCACTGGATGCTGCCACTGGACCCTTCTTAAGGGTCAAAGAAGCAGGTGTAGGGGTAATTCCAGTAGTATCAACAAAGAAAGACACTGTTGCCCGTGCTGCTTGCCTTGGACGTGGTGTATAACCTATATTTCTTGCTAGTGAAACTATGTTTTTTCTTAAAGTTGCAGTATCAATGAACACTTCATTCGTTACCATGTTGGCATTATATGAAGTAATGTAAGTATTATATGCTAAAACGTCTAAAATTGTTGACAGGTTAGATCCCTCGAAGTCATAATCCGTAAAATTCGAGTTGGATTTGAGATATTCCTGTAAAGTTGACTTAACTTGGTCAAAATCCAAGTTAGAAAAATTGGCTAATGGCATTTTTATCTACTAGATTGCAAAACAAACTGTAATTCTTGTGTTGGAATCTCTGATCCAATCACATCATATGTAATAGTTACATCAAAACTGTTGTTTTCATAGTCAGGAAATGCTTTTACATCATCTACTTCTACTCTTGGTTCGTAATTATCGATTGATTGACGAATTTCATCAACAATAATAGTAGCAGTAATCTCATCTATGTTCTCAAAAAGAGATTCAGTGATTCTTGAACCAAAAGATTGATTAAAAAACTTCTCTCCAGGTGTTGTAAAAACAATATTTCGTATAGAACGGGCAATTGCATTCTGATTTTTGATCGCAATAAGGTCATCATTCAGTGGATTAGACTGAAAGGTCATACTAATATCTTTAAAACCTTGACTGACCCGTTCTATTGGCACATTAATACGGCGATTATTCTTTATTTATTAAGGATTGCAAACGAATGTTTCAAATAATCATAGTTTGATCGTCATATTCAAGTTCATCCTCTTCAAAATCTCCAAAAATCTCACTTTGTACTAAATCATCACGTTTTTTTGGAGTAAGACGGTCATGTGAAACCTCTCTTAGCATCTTCTTTTTGGAGTTTTCCATAATTTTAGTATGTTTTTACTATTTAACAATAAAAAAAGGGGGATTGCTCCCCCCTTAATCTATTTTCCTTGTCCTCTGTACTTCTTTTTTGCTTTATTGCGAGAAGTTGCGGATAGGAGTGTGTTAACCGAGCGTCCTTGACGAGTTTTTTTGGGAATCGAGACGAGTTTGACGGTTCCCCATGCTCCTGATGTTGATTTTGCCATTAAATCACCCTAGTCTTTTCATGTCCTACACGAATGCGAGGGTCGCACCATGTCTCCACACCTGCTTCTTTAGCATCTAGGCAGAAAGACACGTCCTCACCACACATATCCTGTACTCCACCTGACTCAAAGACTTGCATCTTAGGAGCAAACCAAGGATATTCCATATTCTCGAAGACACCCTTCTTAATTAATACCCAACCGAAACCAGTATAGTCAACTGTGAAAGGCTTGTTGCGTTTGCCCATTGACTCAACAGTCTCATGATTCATAACTCCCCCATTTTTACGGAAGTCATCTTCTTCCAACCAATGAGCAACTGAAGTAGTATGTCCATCTTCTGTGGCATACCAGCCAGCTGCGATCTGTCTTTCTTCACCACTCGCAGGGATTGCTAGATCAGCAAGCTGCCAGAACTTATTAACATCAAAAACAATATCATTATCAATCCAAAGTTGCCAGTCATACTCTAGTTTACCATCCCAAGGTATTTGCTTAGGTCCACGAAGAACATTTGCACCAAGACACTTACATCTTGCAAAGTTCACCATAGAAGAATAATCTTGACTTATCTGAATACTCATTCCTGACTGTACCATATCAAAGCACAGTTGTACAAAATTCTTTAAGAAAGTATATGAACAACCTCTGCCAGGTAGACAGAATACAATTGTCTTACCTTTCCATCTTTCTTTGATTGCAGGAATATCCCATTTGGGTGCTTCCTTTGTTGGTGCTTTGGCCTTAACAGTAAATCCTTTTGCCATAAACTTTAATTACTTCATTTCAATTATAGAGTAATTCTATGTATATGTCAATATTTTGCACTCATATTGAAGGAAACCGAAATACGAGGAGTATCTAATTTATGTTCCTCTACTCTATGAACTAAATCTGAAGGAAATACTAATAAAGTTCCTGCATCACACTCTATATTTTTATTTGAAGATTCACCCCAATTAGAAAATATTCTATCATATAATACTTGTCTAGTATGTTGTAAAGGATCTTCAAAATATAATAATCCCTCATTATTAGTAATATACCATATACATGATAGATTTGAATGTGCATGTGTATGAGGTAAATTATAATCTCCCTTACCATTAATATTCAACCACCAACCAGTTACAAAGAATTTTTTATATGACGGAAATCTATTAGTTAATATTTCATCTAGATAATCCTTATATTTAAATTCCTCCCAAGGTTTTTGAATACTTTGATACCCACCCCTATTAGAAATAATTTTAGAATCAAGTTCTTTTCTTTTATATTCTAAAGACCACTCATATACTCCTTTTGGTAATTGTTCAGGAAACATCCATATAGGTGTTGAAAATAATATAGGTTGTCTCATTAATAAGAATCTTCTCCTTGTGGTTCTGCGTATATTCTCACAGGTCCACCAACTCCAACTGTAGGTGCTGCCTTCTCATAACTTAAATCCTCTGCTTCATAGTCTGTCTTTAACAATCCTACCATTACATTCAACATCTCCCATGTTTCCTCAAATTCTTCTTGTTTTAAATTATGATACAAACATCTATCCTTTGCATATATGTGATAAGTTGTAATCTCAGATCTATCCATTTTAAAAAAGGTCTTTATTTAATTTATACGTAGTTTACATTTATATCTAAATTACCTGTTATACTAATTCTATCATATTTTTCTTCATGAGGTTCTACCCAATGAAAGATGTCACTAGGAAATACTATCATATCACCAATATTAAAGTCAATAGATATTGAAGATCCTACACGATTAAAAAATCTATCCAATTTTACTCTATCATTTGGATTTTGTATCCATAGAGTTCCTTTAGTGAGATATACAACAAATACTAAATCTACTTCCTTATGATTATGACATCTATTATAATCTCTATTAGATGTTATGTTATACCATATCTCTCCAAACTTTAAATGGATTGGAATCTTTTGTATATTTTCAATTATATGGTTTCTTATTTTACTTGGAATATTGTTTATTGAAGTAAGATTTCCTTCGTTATTAAGAAATCCACCCACACTCGTATTAATATTAAAATCTACAGAAGGTAATGAAACGGCGTTTTTATTATCTCCTCTCCAATAGTTCATGTAATCTATTTTTTGTTTACCTTTTACTATTTCTTGGATTTCATCAGAAATTTTTTCAGCAAAATTTTCATCTGCTTTGAATAAGAAAAAGGGTGTCCTAAAAAAATCTATCTCTTGCATAAAAAGTAATAAAGGGGGTTTTTACTCTGAAAAATTTTTTGAGGAATTTATATATAGCTCTCGAATTCGGTTCGTTGTAGGTTAGGGACTTTCGCTTTTTTATAAACGCAACGCCCGCACCGCAAAATATAACATAGGGGGCATAAACGCTGTCGAAACTGTCAATAACTCATACGGTCATTAAGTGTATATAATCATTATACTATTAAAGGGGCAAAGTGTCAACAACCTGCCCCTAATATCATTGCTAATTGTTACTTATAGTGCTGTATCTTCCACCTCCACAATATCATCCAAGACTGCCAAAATATCCGCACCATTGTTTGCATTTTCTAGCAAGAATTCTGCAAAGTTCGGTGATACTCTGTTTACGTAATCTGCCATAATAAATTGATAATAACTGTGAGTAAATTAAGAGTGTCTGACCCTTACATAAGAGGGACACTTTAGACGCTTCAGTTATAATAATCCAACGGACAATCTACGTCTTCTATGTAACACTTACAGTCCTCAATCTCTTGCATATCTAATACTTTTCTCCAGTCAATCTCTCTTGGATTAAAGTCATCAAGCACGTCTAATTCTAACGTTATTCTATACTTACTCTTCTGTCCATAATAGTTAGAAACTGTCATGAGATTAGAGGGTTGGGGGTGATACTTACTATTATAATATGACTGTGGAAAAATGTCAAGAATTACAGTAATATTATGTATAAATCCTTATATTTTAAAAAACGTAATAACCTGACAAAATATAAACGAGGGATTGACAATTAAACCGAGTTCGTGTTATACTCTGCTCGGTAAGATCACAAGAAATAATGACATTTAATCCACATATTATCCACAGTAACTAACAACAATTCCACACATATTCCACACTATTACTAACACTTTTCCACACACTTGTTGAAAAGAGATATATTAAGCACCCCTATTTATTAGACCATTTATAATTCATTTTAAAACGATTTCACCTTAATTCTTTATAGTTTTCCACAGAAATGCCCCCTAGTTGTGGAAAACTAAGAGGCACAGTCTGTATTTGGTTGTTATTACTTAGTGCTATAATACACCTTGTAATTAGTATAATTTAACCTCTGATTTAATCTCAATTTGTGTAAAGAACTCAACCATATTTAATGCCTCTTGATATGTTTTAAATGAGACATATCTGCATTGTTGAGTGTTAGGAAACCAGTAACGAATTGTTGTGTTCATTGTTACTTACTCCTCCTAATTTGTCTTTTTAATTTGTTAAACTTACGTGATTCTTCTGGTGTAAATCCATAAAAATAGTTGAGAAGATTACCTTCGTAAGCATTACTTAACTTGTCTATATCAGATTGATTTGTGATACTGAAATTGTTTAATTCTGTTGTGTTCATAATCAATTAGTGGGGTTACTGTTGTTGTAAATGTAGAGGGTAATTTATATCATTAAACTTACCATAACTGAACGTACTATCTTTAACAATTTCATTATAGAATTGCTCATCAAATTTATACTCTCTCATGCCCATATTGTCTACTAATGTATCAACTTTCTCTGCATAATCACTATCCTTAACTGTACTTATATCACCTTCTAATTCTTGACTATTAATTACTTTAGGTGTTTCATTATGTGTAATACTACCTGCATAATTTAACTTATTAATGATACAGAACTTATGAATATTAAAGAGTTTGTCCATATCAACTCCCTCCCAATCTGTCCACTCTGAAACATAATCATCACAGGTAAAATCACCAGTTCCGTCTACATTTAGTGGGCAAGATCTGAATTCAAAATCATCATCAACCCAGAAGATTCTTCCGAATGTTTCACTTTTATACATGATTAGCACCTCCATTTGTATAAGAACCTAAGACACAATTTCCATATCTAACTTCTGCATATCCGTAATCTTCCGATAAATCTAAACATAAACCCCAACAATCTTCGAGGTTAATGAAAGAACTATTCTCGAAAGATGCGGATGGACAATGTACAGAATACCTCATAATTACACCTCCTCATTGTTAATTAAACCTTTTAAATAATACCACGAATGAAATAATTGTGGTGGCATATATTCTGAAGTTACTTTATACTTACA